CGTTAGCATTAGCTATGATGCAAGACCTAAAAATTGAAACTCAAAGAGATGCTTCTCTAAGAGCAGACGAGATTGTAGCAACTGCTGTATATGGTACAGGAGAACTAAACGACACTTATGGTGTAGAATTGAATGTAGATTCATCTATCCAATAGTCGTAATATTATCAGGGGGATTATTCCCCCTGATACTAAATAGGAGAACTTATGAATATTAGATTAACAAATGGTACAAAAACTATAACAAGAGCGAAAGACCAATACGAAGCTAATATAAAACATTTTAAAAGCAGAGGTTTTGTTCCTGTTGGAGAAGTAAAAAAAGAAATTAAAAAAGCGACAGCAAAAGACATTTCTGATAAAGTTGTTCAACTTAAACCAAAGAGAAAAAAAAATGCTAAGAAAACTAAAAAAAAGAATTAAAAAATTTATTAATTGGATTATGGGAATTAGATAATGTCTAATTATACAGGTGCAAATGTTATAACTGCAAGTGATGTCACTAAGTATCAACCTGATGCTTTTGGTTTTGGTATTGCTTCAACAGATACAGAAGCAGTAAATTTTTTTGCACAAACAACAAATGATATTCTAAGACAGCTAAGAGTAGAGTGGTGGCAAACTTATAAAACAAATATATTTACAGACATCACAGTATTAAATACTGCTGAGATGGTAGATACAAAAGTAAATTTAGACCAATTTGAAAGGGCTGGTGTATATTTATTTTTGGGTAGATTTCTTTGTCCAGCATTAACTAAGTTCAGACCTGAAACTGAAAAAGATAGATTTGAAAGAATGGGAGAGTTTTATATGTCAGAGTACAATAAAGAATGGAGAACAATCTTAGAGGATGGTGTTGAGTACGATGAGACAGGAGATGGTACTATACAAGTATCTGAACGAGAGCCTTTACATGGATTTAGAAGATTGACTAGATAATGGCTGTTGATCTAAAAATTAAATCAAATGAAAAAGAGATAATTAATAAATTTAAAAAATTACAATCTAAACTTCCACGATTTATAGACAAAGGTATTAAACAAGCTGGATTTCAATTACTAGATATAATTAGAACTAAAACAGCAAAAGGTATAGATGCAAGAGATGTACCATTTGCACAATATTCAGATTCTTATAGAAAACAATTAGAAAGAGAGGGTAAGCCATTAAAAGTAGATTTATTTTATTCAGGAAGAATGTTAGGAAGTTTAACAAGTAGAAAAACAGGTAAGCATAAAGTATCTTTAGGTTTTTCAAATTCGCAAATGAGACAAAGAGCATTATTTAATCAAGTCATGATGGGAGATAAAAATAGAGAATTTTTTGGCTTTAATGATAGAACAGAAAACATTATAAGTAAGCAATTTAATAGATTTATAGAAAAACAATTAAAGATGACTAGATTATGAGTGTACGAGAAAATATTGCATCAAACCTTTTATCAACTATATCAGGTATAAGTAGCCCATCAATTAAGAAAGCTACAAGACAACCTTTTCAATTAGACGAGTTATCAGATAAACAATACCCAGCAGTAATAGTACAAACATCTGAAGAAACTAGAGAAGATGCTGAAATAGGTAGTGGTGCAAAGACTAGATTAGGCATTATTGATTTTGTTATACTTGGTTTTGTTAAGGGTGCTGAAGTTAATATTGATACTAAAAGAAATCAATTAATCACAGCTATTGAAACAGAGTTAGAATCTGATATTACAAGAAGTGGCAACGCACTTGATACAGAAGTGACAAGTGTAGAAACAGATGAGGGTACATTGTTTCCTATTGGTGGTATTAGAATGGTTGTTAGATGTACTTATGAGTTCCAAGCTGGAACACCATAAACAAGGAGAATAGATGGCAAATAAAGATAAAATTATTGATAAGATAGAAAAGAAAATAGACAGCATTGAAAAATTACATGATAAAGAATCAATGATGTGCGAAGAAGTTAAAGACTTACTTGCTGATTTGAGAGACCAAGAAGAAGATGAAAAATGGGAAGATGACTCAGAAGAAGATTTTGATGAAGATAATGATGACGAAGATATTGACGATGAAGAAGAAAACTAATATAAACAAATTAATTATAGGAGAATAAAATGGCAGTACATCATGGAAAAGAGGGCGAAGTAGCAGTAGGTGGAACAGCAGTTGGCGAACTTACATCTTTCACTCTTGAAACAACAGGAGATGTTGTTGAATCTACACAAATGTCAGATGGTGCTAAAAGTTTCATAGCTGGTAGAACATCATTTTCAGGTACATTAGAAATGCACTTTGACGAAACAGATAGTGGTCAAACATCACTAACTGCTGGTGCAAGTGTGACTTTTAAATTATTACCTGAGGGAAGTTCATCAGGAGACAGAAAATTTGAGGGTGCTGGTATAGTGACAGGTATGTCTGTATCACAGCCTTTAGATGGGATTGTTTCAAGAACTGTGACTTTTCAAGGAACTGATGCTTTGACAATAGGAACTGAATAATAATTTATGTCAGTAATAGATAGAGTTAAGTCTCACTTTGAGACTCTGCAAACTTTAATTATTGAAGTTCCTGAATGGAAAGACGAAGCTGGTAATCCATCAGTATTTTATTCTGAGCCTTTAACACTTGAAGAAAAAAACATTATCTTTAAAAAATCAAATAACTTTCAAGACTTAAATGTTCTTGTTGATCTGATTGTTATGAAGCTTAAAGTTAAAGATGAAAAAGGCGAACTTAAAAAAGCTTTTAAATTAGAAGATAAATTTGAATTAAGAAGAAATGCTGATTCAAATGTTATTGCTACAATATCAAATAAAATATTAGCAGATTCATCATTAGAGGAAGCTGAAAAAAAGTAAATAGCGACCCTGACACTCGTAATATGTTAGTGGTTGCTGACAGACTCAAACTTCCTATCCAAAAAGTCTTAGATATGCCGATGAGCCATTTTAATCTATGGATAGCTTACTTGAAAAAAGAGCAAGATGAGTATAAAAACCAACAAAGGTATAATAGGTAAGTAAATATAAATAATGGCAAATCAAAAGTTAAACATAGACATAATAGCACGAGATAAAACGAAACAAGCCTTAGGTGGTTTGCAAAAAGGTTTGGCAAAAGTAAGAAGTGCTGTATTTAATGTAAGAAATGCTTTTATTGGTTTGGGTGCTGGTCTTGTAGTAAGAAATTTAGTTAATACAGGTAAAGAATTAGAAAACCTTAGAGTTAGATTAAGATTCTTATTAAAAGATACCAATGAGGGTGCAAAAGCTTTTGACAATATGGTCAAGTTTGCATCTAAAGTTCCTTTCTCTCTTGAAGAAATACAATCAGGTTCAGGTATATTAGCAACTGTCACAGATAACGCAGAAGATTTACAGAAAATGTTAGAGATAACAGGTAATGTTGCCTCTGTCACAGGATTAGACTTTAGAACAACAGCAGAACAAATACAAAGGTCATTTAGTGCTGGTATAGGTTCAGCAGATTTATTTAGAGAAAAAGGTGTAAGAAATATGCTTGGCTTTCAAGCTGGAGCAACAGTTTCAATAGAGCAAACAGTACAAGCTTTTGAAAAAGTATTTGGTAAAGGTGGTAGATTTGGACAAGCAACAGATGATTTAGCAAATACCTTTACAGGTACTTTGTCAATGATTGGCGATAAAATATTTAGCTTTAAGAAAACTATTTTAGAAGCTGGATTTTTTGAGGGATTAAAAACACAGTTTGGAGAGTTAGATAAATTTTTAGAAAAAAATGCAGAGAACATAGATAATGTTGGAAAAAAAATAGGAATTGTATTAGCAGTATCAGTAGAGAAATTAGGTAAAGCTGTAATAATTGTAAAAGACAATTTTACTTTATTGTTAAATATTATCAAAGGCTTAATAGCACTTAAAATAGTTTTATTTTTTGGTAGAGTAGCTGTTGCACTAATGAATGTTGCAAAATCCACAATGGCTATTGGTGTTGGTACATCAGTTATTAAAGGTGGATTTTTAGCCATAGCAAAATTATTAGCAACAGGTGGTGCAGTATTTTTAGCATTTCAAGGTATTGATGAAATGTTTGAGGGATTTCTTGAAGATGTAGATTCTTTAGAACATAAAATGAATAATATATTACCACCAGCTAGAGATTTACATAAAACCATGATTCAAGTTAAAGAAGAATTTAATAATGCAAATATTATTGCACATGAATTTGAACACGAATTATCAGTTGCTATTCCATCAGCTACACAAAAAATGATAGAAAAATTTAGAGAATTGAACAAAGGCTCATTAGAAGAATTTAAAAAGAAAATGGAAAATATTAGAGAAACAATAGCAGAGTCTATAAACGAGGGTATTTCAAAAGTTTCAAATAGTATGGGCAGAGCAGTAGTCATGGGAAAAAATCTTGGAGACTCTTTAAAAAAAATAGCACAAGAATTTATGGTTAGATTAGTAAGTATGGCTATCGAAATTACTTTAAGATTAGCGATTGAGTTAGCGATGCAAAAAGCAAAAGAAATGATTTTAGATAGACAAAATAAAAAACTTATTGAACAAGGCAATATAATGAAAAAAAATAGTAAAATTCAATCAGTTTCTTCTGCACTAGATTTTGCATCTTCTTTTTTACCATTTATGGCAAATGGTGGAGCAGTATCAAAAGGAAAACCTGTTGTAGTTGGAGAACGAGGTGCTGAATTATTTATACCAAATACATCAGGTCAAATAACACAATCAGCTAGAGGTACAGGTGGTGGAGCAGTAAATGTCAACTTTACAATCAACACAATAGATTCAAGAGGATTTAGTGATGCTTTACAAGAGAACAGAGGTACGATAACAGGAATAATCAACAATGCTTTAGCAGAAAAAGGAAGAAGTGAGATAGTATAATGAGTGGTGCATTTCCAATATCAACATCTAAATTTCAAACACTTGGTATCAAGTCAATTCAAAATACAATTATATCAAAATCAATCTCAGGAAAAAAACTTGCAAGACAAGTAGATAATCAAAGATTTGGTTTTACAGCTAGAATTATTACAGCAAAAAGGTCAGATGTTTATGGAGAACTTATGGCTTTTATAATTAAACAAAGATCAGGAAAAGAAAATTTTACAATAATCCCACCTGAAATAGAAGATGCTAGAGGTAATGTGAGTGGTACTGTGCTTGTCAATGGTTCTCATACAGTTGGAGATACAACAATAGATATTGATGGCATGACAGGAACTTTGAAAGCTGGAGACTTTGTTAAATTTGCATCACATAATAAAGTTTATATGGTAGTTGCTGATGCAACAGCAGATGGTTCAAATGAAGCAACAATTACAATAGAGCCACCACTTATAACTGCGTTATCTGATGATTCTGCTGTCACTTATGA